CAAAGAAAATCTACTCCTCTAAAAAGTTCTAAATTTAATTTGAATCCAATAGGAGAAAGATAATTTCTATTACTTAATTGCTCCTCATACCAACTAGCCGACATAAAATATCCTACACTCTATAATATATTTATTTGCATAAAAAAAGAGACCCTTTCGGGTCTCTCGATAACCTTGTAATCTTAGATCACATGAGGTTAGTAACTTGTACTCTTCTGTAGTACATGTTAGCGTTAGCGGTGAGGGTTTCGCCATCTGGAGTGCCGTTGTAAGCACCGTTGGTTGTAACGAATGGGTTCGATACCATGCCATAACGGGTCTTGAAGCCAATCTTAGGCTGGAAGGTGTTAGGATCGATCGAACGTAGCATCTGGAGAGGTACGTATGGGCAATAGAAGAGACCTGCATCATAAGGTGAGGTGCCCTTATAACCAACAACATAGTAATGCTTGTTGGAAACGTTAGCCGAATAAGGATCAACGAAGACCTTAATACGACCGTTGATGGTGCCAACTGCGAGGTTGCCAGTGTCATCAACCTGACCGATGGAAGGACCACCAGCACCGTTTAGACCTGAGCTGTAATCGAGTACACCAGCCATCGCTAGAGCTGAAGCTACGTCAGCTGAGCAGATGAGGAAGTTACCCTTGCCTCTACGAGTGTCTTGAGCAATAGCGTTGCAATCTCTTTCGATTTGGAAGAGTAGACCCTTCCACTTCTCAACTGACCAACGACCGTTTGAATCAACGTCGAGATCGAAGATACCAGCGTTAGCAACGTTGTTCTGAGCACCTTTCTTAGCAACAGTATAAACTGTACGAACAACCTCACGGTTGATCTCAGCAAGAACTTCGCTAGAAAGAATGTTGGCAAGCTCTTGCTCAGCATCAAGACCATGAATAGCCTTGAGGTCTTGAGCGAGTTCTAGAGTGTACTCAGCTTTGAGGGCTCTTGACTTAGCGGTAACGGAAGTCTTCTCAATGCTGAATGACATCTCACGGAAAAGACGATCAGACTCGCCCATACGCTCAAGGTTCTCACGGCTCATGCCACGACCAACTTCATAAGTGTTAGCTGCAGGTGATGCATCGTTGAGTAGAGCAGGGTTGTTACCCTCAGAATCTCCACCTACACCAGCGCCAGTGCGAGGAGTGTAAGCGCCAGCGGTTGCATCATAACCAGCAGTGAATCCAGTATCTGGCTCGTTGAATAGTGCTTCTTCTCCGCCTTGGTTCTCGTAGCGTGAACGCATTGCGAAGATAAGACCATTAGGACCACTCATTGGCTGAACACCGCAGATGTCGTAAGCCATGAGATTAGGCATAGCACGACGAACTAGGCTGATTAGAATTGGATCAAAACCAGCAAGACCAGCAGTGTTGCTGGTTGATAGAGCTGAACCAGCAGGTGAAATAGTACCAGCGCCTAGTGAGTTAACGGCAACCTCATTAAGGATGTTGCGCTCTTCACGAATAGCTCTTTCTTGGTTTTCCAGGAGAACAGCGGTAACAGCCTGCTTATAACGATCTTGGATAGCGGGAGCTTCCGAGTGGTTGAGAACAGGTGACCACTTTTCCTGGAGTTGGGATGCGTTAAACATTTGTAACTCCTTGTGTTTTTTGAAAAGTTATGGTTTGATAATTATTTATATGATCTCATTTCCAGCGTGAGATAGCAGATAGGTAAGCAGCCATTGCTGGAGTTACCGTTCCGCCTTCTACTGGAGTTACGTCACTTACTTCAGTTTTTGAAACTGAATTTGGGAAATATGATTCTTTTAGAGTTTTAACCGCTTCAGCGAATTTATCTACTGATTCGAATGATACTCCTTCAGCCAATGAAGTAAGTTTTTCTTTTTGAGTATCCGCAAGTCCTTCTGAAAGTTTATTCAAAATTACTAGCTTTGTTGACTCAGTAAGGCGATTATTTAATTCAATGTTGCGCTCAATTTGTTCATTGAGGCGTCCTTCCATCTCACGAAGCTCTTCCGCCATTTCCGTAACCAAGTCGGATTTTTCTTCTGGAATATTAATCCAATGCTCTTTGCATAGATTAATGAAACCAGCAATAAAATCTTCCGTAATTTCGTTACGTAAACCACGGTCAATTCCTACCTGATTTTCTTCTACCCAAGTATTAACTGCATAATTAATTGTGCCATTAATTTCTTCGGCAAGTTCTTGCTTCATAGCTTCAACTTGCTCTTGCATTTTGGCTTCAAATACTTGAGTTAGTTTTTCATATTCTTCTTTTAGTTTTGATGTAACCGCAGCCTCAAAAATTGTTTTGGCTTTAGCTTTGAAATCTTCTGAAAGATCTTCGCCTTCAGTTAGTGCTGCTACATCACTCGATAAATCGAGTTCCTCAAACGATGGTTTGATTGGGTATGTAACATCTGGACCTTCTGAGGTTCCGTAAGCAATTTGAGATCCTAGTTTTGGATGCTCACCTGCTGGAAGATCTTTACCTGTTCCACGTTGTTGTGGATCTCCAGAAACAGGAGAAATTGGAGCGGCTGCTTTTGCTCCTGGATTGTCTTCACCTTCATCGTCGCCATCTGGCTCTGGACCACCTAAATCAGTTACTGATTGGTGATATGGTGCAACTGCTTGAGTTGTTACAGTAGGAGCTGGATCTTTAGCGCCACCTCTAGTTTGTGCATCACTTACTTGACCTGGAGCCGAATGTGATCCACCAGGAATTACTGCTGCAGAAACAGTTGGCATTGGATCGCCAGCTTCTGAAATTAATCCCTTCTCATTTACGAAATCCACAAACTTTTCGTTTAACATATCTGACATTTGAGTTTCCCCGTATTTCTGATAATTATTCTATGATTATTTATTAAATTAAAGATTTGAGATAAAAGAATGGAAAGCTTTAATCTTCCTTTCTTCCATATCTTTTCTTGTAGATTCTGAAATATATTTTTTATATCCAGAAACTTGATATTCTTTTAGTAAGCCATTATCCCAAACCCACTCTTTACCTTCCATGATTCCTTGAACAAATGCATCAGGAGCTGAAGGATCCGCTACAATATCGGCAGCTGTCGCTAACATAAAATCGTCTCTAACGTATTTTACGCCATTACGTTCTTCCAAAGAACCCATACCTCTAGAAGAAACTCCTAGTTTAACTCCTTCATCAATAAGTGATTTAGCAATCTTCCCCATTGGAGTATCTAAAATCCTAGCCTTTCCGTAAAAATTAGTGCCTTCCGCTCTAAGTTCTACAATTTTGTGCGATACTCTATCCAAATTTACTGAAGGTCCATCTGGATGACCCAATTCCCCCAAAGCTCTACCAGCCTTTACATATTCTTCTGAATATCTTTCAACTTCTTTGTTTAGAATATTGAAAGGATATATTCTTCCGTTTCTGTTTTTTGTTTCTGATTGTAAAAATACACCTTCAATATATAAATGTTTTTTACCGTTTTTTTCTTCGGTTAAAATTGTAATATTTTCTGTATTTTCTGTTATGAGTTTCATGAGTCCTCTTGAGTATCTACTGGTTCATCGAAGAATGTAGAAGCTACTATTTTTTTATAATCGTCTAATGCTTGAGATGCTTTACTCATTAACAAATCATTAATTTTGTCTAAAGCATCTGATCTTTTTTTATCATGAAGTAAATCTACAATATCTCTTGATAATGATGTTGTCATACTATATAAATTTTTAATTTATTATATTATTTAGTATTTTTCTGATCCTTCTGTAATTTTGCCTGCCTTTCCGCATCTGCTTGTGCTTGAGCGTCTTGAATTTCTGGAGCAAAAGCATCATTTTGTCTGCTCATAGTATCTAATGCCATAGAATCTGAAGGACTAATAGCAATGCCAGATTTAATATCTTTTTTCATTTGCTTATCCATATCCTTATATTCAGTTTCTGTTTGCATTAGTATTTGTCTACGAAGATATTCAACAGAGAAATACTTTCCAACAAACGGATCCATTTGCGTGATTAGAGCCATACGCTCCTTCATTAATTCTACATTTTTTAACTCGTTGAAGTGATTATCAAATAGAAAATCATATTGAATATGATCTTCCATTTCTTCCCAATCTTCTGGAGTAATGATACCTTTAAGAACTAATTGTGTTTTTAAAATATCATTAAATAATTCAGAAAATCTTTTTCTGAGTCTCCCTATAAATTTAGAAAACTTGAGTTCATCCCTGAGAACTTCTGTGGTCTTACCAAGATTAAACCCTTTGTTGTCATCCGTAAGGCGGGAAGGTGGTAGGTTGAGTGAGTTGTAAAGTTTCTTTTTGAAATACTCAAC